TGCTCAGAAGGTGCAGAACGAGACTATGAGAATACAACTGCAGGCCCAGAACGACCAGAACGAACTGGTAGCGGATCAGGCCAAGACGCAGGTTGATGTCTTCAATGCTCAGACCAATCGCATCAAGGCGCAGGTAGAGGCTGAGAAGGCTGGTGCTGTTATAGACCACACCAACATCAAGGCATTTGGTGATCAGTTAGACAACCAAGAGCAGATGCAGGAGATGATGGACGAGCAGGAGCGCAAGGCTCGGATGGCTATGATGTCGGATATAGACCTGATCAGGATTGCGAACGGTGGCTAAGACCGACCAAGAGCTAGCTCAAGAGGAAGTTAATAACCGCCAATATATGTACGGCGGGCTAGGTCCATTCTCTCAATTTCTTTCAGGTCAGCGCAGAGAGATATTGCGCCCAGAATCCACGCAGGTTGCTGGCCTTGCTGCTGGTCCTTCTGGTCTTGAGTACATAACCGAAACAATCCCAGCCCAGTATGGTCCTGTTGAGTACGATCCTAGTTATTCTCCGGTCCGTAGGGGGCTTTCTGCGTTGGGCGATATGCTTGGCGAAGCTCCATCATTCCTTGGATTCAGAGGCCCAGACGAGCAGGTAGAGGCAATACAAGGTGTAGGCTCTAGCCTCCGGGATGCTTTGTTTGGCAGTGCTGAGTATATGTCCGAGCAGGCAAGGGCCGCGGCATCAGGCGGTGAATACTTTGATCCTGAGACGGGCAGGACCGTAGCGTTTGACCCTACCATTACGATGTTTGGCGGTAACCCGGCTGAGGGCGCTGTGATGGGCTCCGGCTTGCGGATGCCTCCGTTATCAAATGCTCAACGTACCCAGCTTGGCGCTTCAACGCTGCCGAGTTATCAAAAAGCTAGAAACGTGCTTGGCGAGGGTAGAACTCTGGACTTCGGGGCCGGAAGAGGTCAAGGGGCGTCAGAGATCGGGGCAGACACTTTTGAACCATATCCGCGAGAGGGATTCAGCCCAACATATTCCAGCGCAGCAGATATCCCAGATGAATCTTACGAGAACCTAACATCTCTTAATGTGCTCAACGTAATGCCCAGAGATGTCAGGGATCAGGCGGTTGCTGATATCGGTAGGGTTTTGGCGCCCGGGGGCAGAGCTGTTGTTACTACTCGCGGCAGAGATGTGTTGAACGCAAAAGGCACTCCGGGCAGAGAGCCTATGTCGATTATCACTACTGCGGACACTTATCAGAAGGGTTTCACTCAGCCAGAGCTTAGGGACTACATGCAGGCTCAATTGGGTGAAGGTTTCACCATAAGAAACCTGCCAGAGAAGATAGGTCAAGCTGGCGTGTTGATAGAGAAAACAGCGTCTCCTACAGCCCTATACAGTGGCGGCAGAACAGGAACCGGCATTGCTGCAGGAAGGTCGGGTTCCAACATCCTGTCGGACAGGTCTAGGCCAGACTTTGATATGGACACCACTTACTATCACGGCACATCATCTGATTTTACTGAATTCACACCATCAGAAGTTGGTGACTTGGGTCCGGGTATTTACATGACTCCAAACCCAGAGAAAGCTAGTGGTTATGCAGCGATTCGTAGATTTATGCGCCGTGATACAAACAATGCCTCACCAAACGTGATGCCTTTACGATTGCGGAAGGATCTTAATTTCTTAGATCTGCAAGGGCGAGCGATCATGCCCTTCGACCAAGACCGTATACAAAGACTCAGGGATAGCGGTTATGACGGGATCAGGCAATTAGATGAGTCTGGAAATGTAACGCAGTTAAACATCTTTGATCCTCAAAACATCAGATCAGTAAACGCAGAGTTTAAGCCAGGTGAGAGCGCGAATATCCTGTACTCTGGCGGCAGGACAGGAACAGGCATAGCTGCAGGATCGTCTCTGGGTCAGTTGCTTCAAGAGCAATTCCCTAAAGACTATGACCCCAGAGTTATTGAAAGCTACACGAGCGCAGGGATTGACCCAAGAACCTACGCTGCTGGATCTGGAGCAAATACGAGAAAGCCTCTAATAAGCCAGGTTGATAGGAACCTATCCACCGATATCCAAATAGGCGATCAGAGGATTGGTGATGTACCGATCATAAATCTTGAAGATTATGAGGGTTATCCTTTCATATCCTCAATGTCCGACAGAAGCGCAGCGGGTGATGTGATTCAGTCAATCAATGGTGTCCCGGTCAATGTTTCTAGGCGCGGAGGGATGGACTATATGTTCGATCCTGAGAGCGGAGAATTCGTATGGGCATCCGCTCCTGACGTTCTTGTAGGTCAAGAGAGAAGGTCTGGAACGTCTGTATTTAAGGAACCAAGAGAGAAATCAATACTTGGAAGAGCTATAGCTCTAAGAGAGCAAACTGGCAAAGACCCCTTGTTTATACCATTCTCTATGGCTCCCACTGGAGTTGATTTTTCGCAGCCAGCAGAGGTCATGCTCTCCCACGCAAGGAATGCTCTGGACCTGTCAGATTTGAACAAGCTAGATGCCGATATCAAGGAAGTATTCCCCGGATTCAGTGGGATCAATAGCCCTGACGGCATGAGCCAAGTCAATCAAGCCTCTGGGGATGTTAGAAAGAAGATCATCAATATCATTAACAATGACTATTCTCAGAAGGGAGCCCTGACTTCCGGGCAGGCTAGAGCAGCATTACTAGATCAAGCTCAAGCTATGTCCAGGGACTCAACCCTGCGTAATGTTGGGCTGGTCGATACAAGCAGAATGATTACTGTGGGAGATGTCCATCCGATTTATAAAGGAGGGCTATACGGCGAGGGTTTAGGAAGACTTGCTGTTCCTTACTCTGTCTACGAGCTAAACCCGCAAGCCGCATATCTTGGGGGTATTCGGCCAGATCAGTTGCTGAATCCTCCTAGAAGCACTGGGATGGGCGCTGGAACCAGAAAACTAGAGCTGAGCCCACTTACAGGGGTAATCACAGATGATGTATTGAGGGGCATGGAAGCGCGTAGAGCGCAATTCTAAAACCCTTGTAAAACCACAATATGTGGTATAGTAACGCCATAGCGAACTCCACGCTTTCTTGGAGGCACGGAACGTCACCGTTTATTTGACGGCATTTATGGAAGGTAAGATGCAACCAGAAGATACGCTCGATGAGGCTGAAATAGAGCTTGAAGAGGTAGAAACTGAAGATCAGGAAACTGATTCCGACTCATCTACGGATACTGAAGAGGTTCAGGAGAAACAAACCGATCCTGATTGGCGTAAGGTCCGGGCTAGATTTGACCCGGTGCAGCAAGAGGCTTATGACAGAGGCATAGCTGAAAAGGTTAAAAGGCTCAGGGAAAAAGAGCTGGAGGCCGAACAGCTAAAGCAACGTCTACAAGCGCTTGAGCAGCAAATGCCAAAACAGGAAAGGCCAAACGTGCCGAAGGAGCCTGACCCGTATGCCCTGAGTGATCAGGAGTATCAAAGGCAACTCCGACTGCGCGATGAAGCCATAGCTAGACAAGCTGCGTTTGACGCACAACAGCGCTTCCAACAGCATGAGGCGCAGCGTTTGCAGCATGAACAGCTGATGAAAGAGCAGGAGGCTTTGAACGAGAAGGTATCTACCTACTCGCAGCGAGCTGTCCAGCTTGGCATTTCTAACGAGGAGTTACAGGCAGCAGGTAATGCTGTCGCATCGTTCGGAATCGCAGATGATGTAGTCAACTATATTTTGGATGACGATCTGGGACCGGCGATAACGAAGTACCTCAGTCAGAACGTGACCGAGCTAGACACCATCCGAGCAATGAGCCCGGCGCAAGCTGCTGTACGGATAGCTACTCATGTACGAGAAAAGGCTGCTGCATTAAAACCTAAAGTAAATGCCGCTCCTGATCCGGTTAATCAGCCAGCAAAAGCTGGTGTTGCGCCTAAAGCGCGAGGACCGAAGGGGGCAATGTTTGAATGAATGAGGTGATCCGAAAATGGCTAATAATCTTAACAGCAACGTCACCCGGAAGGTGGCTCGTGTCTTTTTAGAGGCATTCGAGTCCAGCCGGGTTGTTACTAAAACCGTTGACACTCAACTCCTGAGTGGCAAATTCAACCCTTCAAGTGGTAGCACTGTAGACTTCAAGCGTCCGCACGACTACAACTCCATCCGTACTTCTGGCGGTGATATTTCATCGTCCACTAAGTCAGACATCATTGCTGGTAAAGCAACTGGTACTGTTCAGAACTACTTCACCGTAGCTACCGAGTGGGGCAACGTGGAAGAAGCTCTTGAGCTTGATCAGTTGGAGCAGATCCTTGCTCCTATGGCTCGACGCATCGTGACTGACCTGGAGATCGATCTTGCCAGCTATATGCTCAAGAACTCTTCTCTGAAGTATGGTTCTCACGGCACTGCCGTTGACGCATGGGGTGATGTCGCAGGTGCTGGTGCTTTGATGGACTCTATTGGTGTGCCTGCTGCTGCAGAGCGCTACTACCTGATGAATCCTTTCACCACTAGCGCACTTGCTAACGTACAGAATGGCCTGAATGCTTCAGATCAGCTGGTCCGTACCGCTTGGGAGAATGCACAAATCTCTCAGAACTTCGGTGGTATGCGAGCTCTGACTTCTAACGCTCTGGCTAGCTTTACTTCTGGCACTGGCGCTGACCGTGAGGGTACTCTGAATGGGGCTCCTGATGCGACTTACGTCACAGCGAAAGACACTATGACTCAGACTCTGGCTGTTACTGGATTCACTTCTGGTATGGTTGTGAAGGCTGGCGATATGGTAACTATCGCTAATGTAAACCGTCTGAACCTAGACACTCGCACAGCTATGATCGATGCCTCTGGAGCCAACGTGGCTTGGACAGGTGTTGTGACTGCTGATGTCACTCTTACTGGCGGTGCGGGTAACATTGTCGTTGCTGGGCCTGCGATCTATGAGGCTGGTGGTCAGTACAACACTGTAGACGCTGCACCAATTAGCGGTGCTGCGGTTACTATCCTGAGTGCTTCAGCTACTCTGTACCAGCCAAACCTGTTCTTCACTAAGCAGGCTTTCGGTATGGGTACTGTCAAGCTGCCTAAACTGTACTCAACTGACACTATTGCGACTACCGAAGACGGTATGAGCATCCGTGTTTCTAAGTACGCAGATGGTGACGCTAACACCCAGAAGATTCGTTTTGACTTGTTGCCTGCATACGCAACATTCAATCCGTTTATGGCTGGACAAGGCTTTGGTGTCTAACTCTCCTTTGAGTTTATAGGGGACTTCGGTCCCCTACTTTTTTATGGCAAAACCAAGAAAAGGCAAAGCTAAGGTCAAGGTAACCGCCAGCGGCAAGAAGGTCTCCTATGGGCAGGCTGGCAAAGCCAAAGGAGGTGGTCCTAGAGTTAAGCCGGGTACAAGTAAGGGTGATTCCTATTGTGCCCGGTCTCTTGGCATCAAGAAAAGATTGCCAAAGGAAAAGCAGAACGATCCCAATACTCCCAACAATCTGAGTCGCAAGCGCTGGAAATGTAAAGGCGCTAAGTCGATGAAGGGAGCTAAGTTTGAGTAACTATACGAAACCCAAACTCAGAGAGCGCATCAAGAACAGAATTATGGCTAGTGACAAGGGCGGCAAGCCCGGTCAGTGGTCAGCCAGGAAGAGCCAACTGCTTGCTAAGGAATACGAAAAGGCGGGCGGCGGCTACACTGGCAAGAAGAGCAAGGCTCAGAAGGATCTGTCCAAGTGGACCAAAGAGGATTGGGGAACCAAGTCCGGCAAGAACTCCACTCAGGGCAAAGACGCTACCGGGGAGCGATACCTTCCCAAGAAGGCGAGAGACAAGCTGAGCAAGAAGGAGTATGAGGCCACTTCACGCAAGAAGCGGGCTGATATGAAGAAGGGCAAGCAGCATTCCGCGCAGCCGAAGAAGGTTGCCAAGAAGACATCTAGGGCTAAATTCGAGTGAGGTG